ATCAACATCGGGTTAACCGGGATCTCGATCTTCTCCGCGTCGGCGCCCTCGGCCATGTCGGCACTACGTCCCATGACGCGGCAACCGACGATCTTCACATTGAAGATCTCGACCGTCCCCGGGGGGGTGTGCTGAATGATAATGTCAAAACCGACGAGCGAGATCTTCGGGTTGATCGCGGCGAGCCCGATTCGAAAGAGCTTCCAACCGCTTCGATAAAACGTGAGCGTCGACTCGCAATCATATTGCCCGGTCGTGCGCTTCGACTTGCGCCCGCCGTTCGTGCCGCGAACGAGGCCGACCTCGACCTTATCCGACCACTTGATCGCGGCAATGTCGGGCGTGATGATCGTTTGCCCCCCGTAGATTGGGAAGCTCGCGCGCACGTCGGCCCATGACGGTTCTACTTCGTTCAGCGTGGGATATTCGTTGGCCATGGTCTTTCCTCACGAGCCCGCGGTTTGCACCCGAACGCGCGTTCGGATCTTTTCGAGGGTCGCGCCGAGACGAAGATCGAGCACCCCCGTAAGCTCGGCCCCCGGTACGTTGAGAATGTCGCTTGTGCTCGCCTTCCACGCGGCCGAGCTCGCGCGCGGACCCTCGCTCTTGCGTTGCAAGAGGTTGATCGCGAGCGCACTGTTTACGCGATCCTCGAGCACCCGAAGACTCGCGGGCGTCGCATGGCCGACCGAGTCGAGCTCGAGCACCATGCCGATCGCGTTCTCGGTCTCGGCATGCACGACGCTGCACGCAACGTTCGTCACGGCGACGTTATGGGTTCGCGAGAGTAGCGAGCCCTCGAGCGCGCGGGTGAGCGAGAGCGCAACGAAAACGCCGGCCGGCCCATTCGAATAGGTCCGAAGGCACGTGAACCGCGGGAGCAAGAGACCCCCGCTCACGCGCTCGTCGTGCTCGACGGTCGTGCCCTCGTCGTCTTCGACCGACCATCCGTCGAGGGGTCCGTCTTCTTTTCGCCAACAGGGGATCTGGACGTCGTGCTGATATTCGCGCAACGAAGCCGCCCACATTGCCGGCCGGCGAAAGAGCCAACCCGTGATCGCCGAGCGTTTGAAAGCACGGCCGGCGGCAATGTCGATCCGAAGCTTGTCGTCGATCGACGCGAAAGCAGTATCCATTGCGGCGACCCATTGGCTATCGGTCTCGCCCGCCGTGATCGTGACCGAGTAGGATCCGATCAACTCGGCCGCGAGGTCGGTCGTATTGAAGGTCAACACCGTTGCCGTGAGCGCGGCGATCGCGCCGCTTACGTTATTCGACGCCGTGCCGGTGATCGTCACCGTGTCGCCGACCGCAAACCCGTCGGCGAGCCATGAACCGCCCGAGCGCGTGATCGTGTCGGCCGTCGCGCCGACCTCGGCGAACGTGAGGCCATGCGAGCCGGTGATCGTCACACCCGACGCCGGGCCCTCGGCCGTGAGATCTTGCGTATCGAGTGTCAGCACGAGCGCTGAAACCGCGGTGATCTTCGCGTGAGTGAAGTTGTTTAAGGTCGACCCCGCGACGGTGATCGCCATGCCGACGGCAAAGCCCTCGGTCACGAACGAACCGACCGATCGGGTGATCGTGTCGCCCGTTGGGCCGACCTCGGCAAAGGTGATCGTCGCCGCGCCGGTCATGCTGACTTGCACGCGAGACATTGCCGCTTGTGTTCGGCGGTCTCTCACTTGCGTACGCGCGAAGACAAAGCGCTCGTTTGACGTCTCGTATGCGTTCACTTGCGCGAGCACGTCCGTCGCATCTTGCGCGACGAGCAACTCGCCCTCGACGAGCCAAGATCGCATCTGTTTGGTTTGCGCCGCGAGCGCCGTGCGGGCGGCGAGGATGCCGGCTTGATCCCAACGCGGCGCCGTCGTCGACCATCTCAGCGCGATATCGCCCGCGACGAGCGTGCCGGCGCCGAGGTTGAGCGTTTGCCCGACGTACGGGATCGCATAGCTCGACGCCGTGCCGATGCGAATGCGCTTCGTCGTTCGGCCGCCGTCGAGCGAGAGATCGCCGACGATCTGCGAGGTGCCGACGGTGCCGCCGGTTACGACGGTAAAGGTCCCGTCGACATTCTCGAGCACCCCGTTTGAGCCCGCCGCGACGGTTACCGCGCTCGAGCCAGTGTTGCCCGTTGCGTTGAGCCGCCCGATCGTGCCGGCCGTTACCTTCGGCAGACCAATGAAGATCACCGGCTTGCCGGTCTCTTCGAAGTGCAACGCGCAATAGTCGACGCCCGGCGTGTAGCCGTGTTGGTCGAGCAGCGCCGTCGTCGAAGAGAAGACGCGCGGCGTTACGTCGGCGTTTAGCTCGACGCACGCCATTACCGTGACGAGATCGGTGCCGCCGGCAAGAGCGCCGGCTTCGTCGTCGATCGTTACAATCGCTTGGGGCAAAGTGGCCATTGGTTATCCCGCTCCCGTTTCAAACGTCTTCGGCGTCGACGGGCGGAGTGCCCGCGGCGCCGGGTTCGTCGCTTACCTTCGTCGTGCTGGTGATCGTCACGTCGGTGCCGATCTCGACCTCGTCGCGTTCTTTCGCGCCCTCCCACGTGCGGCGCTCAATGCCGCGGTCGATCGAGAACGTGAGCTCGTAGATAACCCCGCCGAACCCCGACGAAGCGCCGGCATCCTCGAGCGGCACATACCCGCCGGGCCCTTGGGTCCAAGTGTTTTTGCGAGTGCGCACGATCACGTCGAGCTCGCAAAGCACGGCGTCGCGAACTTGATCCGCGAGGCCGGTGTGATCATGGTGCCCGGCGTTGCTCATTGGACTTCGCGCGAATATGCGAAGCCGCACGCCTTGCATGCAGTTAAAGTGCATCTTCGGGTTACGGTGCGTCGCGAGCGGCGGCGTATACGAATCGGCGCCCGGCCCGCCGTGCTCGAAGACGATCCGGTTATTCGTCGCGACGGCCTCCGACCGCTCGGGCCCGAAGACGATCGGAAAGGGAACGTGCTTCGCCTTGAGCGCCGCCTCGAGCTCGCGGGCGATGGAGTAGAGCATGCTCCCGCCGCTCATGACGAAGCCGCCTTGAGCGCCGATTCGATATGCTCGTTGGTTGCCGAGCGAATTCCGTCGACGTAGCTCGGCGGCAACTTCGCGCCGTTGCGCGGGAAGATCGCGCGCGCCCCGACTTGATAACGCATATACGACGGGCCGAGCCGCGCGCGGAGTCGCGTGCCCGTCGCGACGTACGCAACGCCGCCCGCGGCACGCCCGCTCTTTTTCAGCGTAACGCGCTGCCCTTCGGCGCCCGGTTCCCATGCGTCGCCGTATGCGTTTTGCCCGGCGTTGAAAGTCTTGATCGCGAGTTTGGTGATCGTCGCGGCGACGACCGGCGCGATCTGGATCGCGAGCGTGCGCGGCAATTCGCGAAGCCGACTCTCGAGCCGGCGGATCTGGCTGATATCGCCTTTGAGACCGGCGCTCACGGCAAGAGCCTTCCAGTTGTCCAACCGCGGCCGTCGGGGTCGAGCGACGCGGTTGCGGCGACGGCGAGATTCGCGCTCGCGGTAAAGCGCACGTCGCGGCCGGGAATGCCGGCGCGCATGCGCTCGAGTTGCGCTTTCGCGGCGAGCTCGATCTCGGTCATGCTGTCGCTCGTTTGGCCGGCGATCAAAAGCAGACGCTTCGCGGCGAGCTCGGCGACGAGCGCGGTTACCGTGATCGGGTATGGCGACTCGAGCGGCACGAGGTGCGCCGGCATGCAGCCGTCGGCGAAGCGCGAATAGAATTCGAGCACCTCGTCGAAGGGGAGCGGCGTCGACGCGAGCACGAGCGACCCGTCGGTCGTGAGATTTATCGCCGAGCCGCCCGACGTCGCGGCGACCTTGAAGGTCGTCTCATTGACGCGGATCGCGTAATACGTCGTGCCGGCGACGAGTGGGGCGGGTAGCGCGCCGCCGGTCTCCGCTCGGAAAACAAGCGGGTCGCCGGTTTCGAAGCCGTGCCCGTCGAGCTCGAGAGCGTCGGTCGTATCCTCCGCCGACGCGCAAAGCCGACCCGGATTCGCGAGCAACCCTCGCGGGAGACCGTACCGGTAAACATCGGCGCGCGTTGCGTATACGTCGGGCATCTCTCACGCGCGCAACCCCCGGGCCCTCGGTTTGCCGAGAGTCACCGGGGGATAGCGCGAGACGCCATGCGTGCGCGGTTTACGCGCCGACGACTTTTCGAATCGCGTGCGGCAAGCCGAGCGCGAAGCCGTACCAAATATGACTTTCGATACGCAGTCGCCCCGTCTTCTTGAAAAAGTCGGACGACTCGTCGAAGCGCCGCAACCCGAGAGCGGCCGGCACCGTTTGACGAAGCGTGATCCAAGGGGCAAGCCCTTGTGCAATGAGCTTCGAATCGACGAGGTACCAATCGTTTGCGTCGGTGAATTCCTTCACCTCGATCACGTTGAACCCGTTCATATACGGATTCGAAACGCTCACGCTCCCGTCGGCGATCATCGCTTGCTTGAGCAATGCCTTGAGCGGCTCGCCCTTTTCCGACGGGACGAGGATCGTGTCGGCAACGGCGCCGAGCTTGTCGCCGTTCTCGTCGCGCAGATCTTTCATGGCCGTGGACTCGTCCATGAGGTTGTCGATCGAAACGACGTCTTTCGGCGAAGACTGGTAATTCGAATTGTCGCCGACGCCGGGGTCGAACATGTTGCGCGGGTGATCCGCCGCGAAAAAGTTTTTCCCGTCGACGCAAGCCGTGCTCGTGCCGGCCTCGATCAACGTCGCGATCTGGTGATGTCGAAACTGTTCTTCGGCGTTCACGAGGCGCGCGGGCGCGAGTTGCCAATTGCGATAGGCAAACGTCTGATTGAAAAGGTCGATCAACCGAGCTTCGTAGCCGTCGTCGAATTCCTCCGACTTGACGTCGAAGCTCTTTTCGCCGAGCGTCTTCGCGCGCCCCTCGCCTTGCGTGCGCTGGTACTTCGTACGGAGTTGCGAGACGGGAAACGTTACCATCGGCGCGTTCGTCGGAACGAGAGCGCCGAGCTTGTCGACCCAACCGTCGGCCTTTGCCGCCGCGAGCGCCGCGATAAAACGATCGTCGAATTCGCGGATCGCGGCGGCCGACGTCGTCGGAAGTTGCTCGATCGTGTAGAGGGGATTCGTCATGGCTTATTGATCCTTCGGTCCGCTCGGTTGGGTTTGATCCGCGGTTAGGAGGTGAGAAGCTTTCGCTTGTAATTGAGGCGAGCGCCGACAAGCTGTGTCGGGTCGTTGGCGTGAGCCGCGGGAGTGAGTGCGATCGTCAATACCGACGCCGTGTCGGGAATGTCCGACGCCGCGATCGTCGCCGTGACCTTGTGATAGGTCGTAGCCGGCGAAGCGTCGGTCGCCGCGTCGCTCACGAGAGCGCCGCCGTCCCATGATGTTTCGACGGTGAACGTTGCCGCGTCGATCCCGCCGCCGCCCGCGTTGTCGGTATAGACGAAGACGTCGAGCGTAGCGTTTGCCGAGCCATCGAAGTCGGTCGGCAAAGTGAGGTGACACGAGATCGGGTCGACGTTCGTCGCCGCCCATGAGATCTCGGCCGACTCCGCCGCGTCGCCGCGCATGATCGGGGTCGTGTCACTCGCGAGGATGCCGCCGTTCGCCGCAATGTTACTGACGTCGCCGGCCGAAGTGACCTCGCGCCAACTGTAAAGCGAGATCGGGAGCGACGCTTGTGCGGTTTTGAGAGACTGATAGATCTCGGCGAGAGCCGCTTCGACGTCGCCGGCCGAAGTAAACGCGCCGGTATCTGCAATCGACACGGCGGCGGCCGAGGCGAGCGAGTCGCCGAGGTTCGCCATGCCGACGAAGACGCGAACCTTGCCATCCTCCGACATGCCCATAAATCGGCCGGCGGGTTGCAACGTGCTCCCGCCCGAGTTGTCGAAGATCGTATGATCGTCGCCCATATAGACGACCGAATAAAGCGGGGTCGCCTCGCTGCACGCGTCGGTGCTCGTGCCGTTCGCGAATTCGAAGATGCGATCGGTTTCGATCACGCAACGCTTGGCGCCGTCGGATCCGGTATTGTCGACCTCGTGAACCGCGACGCCAACCGCGGCGCCGCTTGAGGCCGTCGAGCCCGGCACGAGCATCGCCGTTCCCGAGAGTTGCGAAACAAGCGTGCCCTCGTAAACGTGAGAGCCGCCGTCGACCGGCAGAAAGATATCGCGCCCGTCTTTACCGAAGGGGCGACGGATGAGATTCGAAGTTGCGTTGGACATGGGTCGGGCTCCCTAGGGAATGGACGGGGGGTTCAGACGGCGACGGGTGCCGCGTATTGCTTTCGAAGAGCGACGAAGTCTTCGGGCTTGCACCCGACCTCCGCGCAGTATTTCAGTTGATCCGGCGTGAGGTCGGCGACGCCGCTCGAGCTCGAGCTCGTCGTGCGAACGGGCGGATCCTTCAAGTTGCCGCCGCCGTTGATCGCCTTCGACTTCGAGAGCTTCGAGACGCGCACCTTGAGCTCGGCAAGCGGCTCGCGCGCCAGACGCTCGACGGGCACCTTGCCGTCGTCGTCCGACCATGCGGTCGCGGGCGTTTCCGCGCCGAGTTTCACGAGCTCGCCGACGAGCTTGCGACGCTCCGAGCCTTCGAGCAGCGTCTTCTCTTTCGCGAGCTTCGCGCGTTCGGTCTCGAGGGCGAGGTGCGACTCGCGCCACGCTTCGACCTCCGACACGACTTCGCCGATCTCTTTCTTGCCCGAGAGCCGCACGAGTGCGCGCGACGCGGCGGCGAGACGAGACGCGGCCGCCAACGGCGCCGGTTGATCTTTTTCTTCGGGGGGCACCGCGTTCGCGTCGACCGCGGGCTCTTCGCTCGTGCCGTTCGCGGCGCCTTTGATCTTGTCGACCATTGCCGTGATCGTT